GTCAATGTCTACTCCATCCCCACCGTTCCCATGACCGACTATCAGCGCAGCGGCGTCAATCGATACGGTACGCCCGCCGAACTGGGCAGCACCACCCAGGAACTTACCCTCGGCCGCGACCGCTCTTTCACCTTCGCCATTGACAAGGCTGACCGCACCCAGACCATGATGACCATGGATGCCGGCAAGGCGCTGGCCCGCCAGCTGGATCTGGAAGTGATCCCCGAATACGACACCTATGTGCTGGCTGCCATCGCCGACGCCGCCAACGGCTATACCGACGAGAACGGCGCCTCCCACACAGCCTCCACCGCTGTGACCACCTCCAATGCCTACTCGGAATTCCTCAAGGCGCAGGAAGTGCTCGGTAACTGCAATGTGCCCGAAGCAGGCCGCGTCTGCCTCTGCTCCTATGCCTTCGCAGGTCTGCTGAAGCAGGATGCTTCCTTTATGCGCGAATGTGATGCGGCGCAGGATCTGCAGATCAAGGGTGTTCTGGGCGAAGTGGACGGCGTAAAGCTGGTGCGTGTTCCCGCCTCCCGCCTGCCGAAAGGCTGCAATTTCATCATGACCCATCCCATGGCGACCGTAGCGCCCCGCCAGCTGAACGAATACAAGATCCATGACAATCCTCCCGGCATCAACGGTTGGCTGATCGAAGGCCGCCTGATCTACGACGCCCATGTACTGAACAACAAAAAGGATGCCATTTTCTACCACGGCACCCAGTCTTAAATTCCAACGGGCAGGGGTGGGGCACCACCTCTGCCCGGACAGAAAGGAGTGCATATCATGTTTCTAACCGGCATTCTGGGCTGCGTAATGGGTCTTGCCCTGTTTTCCGCCGGCCTGTTCACGGGCTGGAAACTGCGCAGCCGCCTGCCCGATGTGACCGCGGCTTCGCTGCCTGAACGGGAGCAGACTTTGCTGCGGGAAGAACAGCAGGCGTTCCGCACCCTGCAGAATTATTCCGCAGAACGGGCCTACGGCATCCATGAAGGAGGCGGTCTTTCCTGAAGCAGAACAATATGACGCGGGCATGGGAGCTCTACGAACAGGGCCGGATGTACAACGAACGGCTCGTTCCCAGCCAGTACAGTCTCGTCCGCACCAACACCGAATTTTTCATTGGAAACCAATGGCTCAATCTGCCGGATACCGCAGCCATGCGGGGGCTTCCCAAGCCGACCTTCAATATTCTAAAGCGCGTGGCCAGTCTGTTTGTGGCTTCCCTGACTTCTTCCGCCGTGACGGTTCGATTTGAACCATTGGCCTACTACAAGGGCGGAAAGGCCGATGCAGATCAGGAAACAGCAGCCTTTGCCAACGCGGAAGTGCAGAATCTGCTGGATAAATTCAAATTTGACTACCGCCTGAGGGAAGCGCTCTTTGATGGCGCGCAGACCGGCGACTACTGCGCGCATTTCTGGTTTGACCCCACGGCAACTCCCTACGGCGGAGCATTGGGACGCCACAGAGGTGAAATCCGCATGGAGCTTGTGGATGGTATTCAGGTTCTCTTCGGCGATCCCGCCTGCCGCGAAGTACAGAAACAGCCTTACATCCTCATCGTCGGCCGCGACACGGTCGCCAATCTCAAACGGGAGGCCAGCAGCCACGGTCATGGCGATGCGGAAATCATTCCGGATGGCGAATACCATGGTTTCCCCGGCATTGGCGCGGAAACGGAACTGACCGGAGACGATGAGAACGGCAAGGCTCTGTTCCTCTACCTGTACACCAGGAAGGAAACAGCGGAACGGGATGCAAGCGGGAAAAAAACCGGCCGGATGCTCCGTCGCGTCCATGTAACCAAAGCCACCCGCACCGCAATCATCTATGAAAATGTGGATACCGGCCTCGACCGCTACCCCATCGCATGGGGCAACTGGGAACGGCAGAAGAATCAGTATCACGGCAGAGCGCTGGTCACAGGTCTGCTGCCCAACCAGATTTTTATCAACACCATGTTTGCCACGGCGATGCGCCATATGCAGCTGATGGCATTCCCCAAGACCGTCTACAATGCTGATCTGATCTCTGCCTGGACCAACGAAGTCGGTCAGGCCATCGGCGTTCACGGTCTGCAGCCTGGTATGAGCATCGGACAGGTAGCCGCCAATCTGCAGCCCGCGGAAATGAGCAACCAGATTTTCGCGCTCATCGACAAAGCCATGGACTACACCAAGGATTGTATTGGCGCCACGGATGCTCTGCTCGGCAGCGCCGACCCGGACAATACCTCCGCGCTGATGCTGCTGCAGACCAACTCCGAAGTGCCGCTGGAAAACATCCGCGCCGGGGAGTACGAGTGGATCGAGGACATCGCCGCCATTCTGCTGGATATGATGGGTACTTACTACGGCGTGCGGCCTGTTGTCGTGGAGCAGGAGCTGGAAGAACCGATAACGGGAGCCACGGGCGTTCCGCTGCTCGACCCGCAGACCGGATTGATGAAAACAGCGAAGAAAACCCGCAAAGTGCTGCGGGATTTTGACTTCCGTGTGTTTAAGGATCTTTATTTCCGTATCCGCGTGGATGTGGGAGCATCGAGCTACTTCAGCGAAATCGCCATGACCCAGACGCTGGACAAACTTCGTCAGGACGGCACGCTGGATATGATTCAGTATCTGGAACGCGTTCCTGACAAGCTGATCCCCAAAAAGCAGGAACTGATCGACACGCTTCGGCAGCAGCCGCCCGCGCCGGAGCTGCCTGCTTAAAAGGAGGTGCCTATGAATTACCGAATGATCCGGCAGCAGGTGCTGCAGCTTCTCAATCAGCACACCATTTCCGGTTCGCCCATCCCTGCAGTCTACAACAATCAGCAGGACTATCTCAACAAAATCCCTTCTCTCTGCAACGATGCCATGACGGAAATCGCCACCACCGTCCGAAAGCTGCCCGCTATGCTCATTCTGACAGACGGAGAGATATTGGGAGACAAGCTTCGCTATGCGCTGCCGGATGACTTTTATCAGTTTGCCTCCGGCGACACGCTGCAGACCACGGATGGACGGATCCTGCATTCCAACCGGTATCTGCTGCACGGGAAGTCTTTTCTGCTTATCCCAAAGGAGGAAGCGGGAACATATACCTTTGTCTACTACCGCTATCCCCGGCTGCTGCCCGAGGATCCCGCCGACGAGCTGGAACTGGACGGCGATCCCGAAACCCACTATGCGATTCCCTTCTATATCGCTTCTCTGCTGGCCTCTCATGACGACCCCTATCTCTGCACGCTGCTGATGAACAAATACGAGGACAAGCTGCGGAAGATGATGCCGAAGATCTCGGCAGAGGTTCATACGGTTTCCGATGTCTACGGCAGCCCGGCAGGAGGTGACCGCTGATGCAGATGCCCGCGATTTCCGCATACACGAAAACCCATCGCGTGGAATTCCCCCGGCTGCTGGGTGGGCTCAATCTGCGGGAGCTGGACTATCGTCTCCGCGCAGATGAATCGCCGGAAATGGAAAACCTCTGGTGGCAGGACGGCGTGCTGCAATGCCGCGACGGTCAGGTCCTTTTGGCAGAGCCTTCTCTGGGCGAGGGCTTCTGCAGCAGCGGGATGCCTTACTACGGCATGCTCTTTTTCCACATCGGCGACACACTTTGCATGGCCGATCCCACGGAACCGGATGTAACCGTAATGGAACTGATCGGCGGCGTACCGCAAAACCGGGGCAGCTTTTTCCGCTATCGGGAGGATCTCTTCTACAAAAACCGCGGCGGCTATTTCCGCATCCATTGGGACGGAAACAGGTTTTCCGTTTCCCGCGTGGAAGACAGCGCCTATATTCCCGTAACGGTCATCAACGCCGATCCCGGCACCGGCGCCGGCGATCTCTATCAGCCGGAAAACCGCCTTTCCGCCAAAAAAACAGTACGCTACAACGCAAACGGAAGCGAACTGTACAAACTTCCCGCCATTCAGATCGATGGCATTCTCGCCGTCACGGTGAATGGCGTACAGCTGAGCAGCGGCTATTCCGCAGATCTCGCCGCAGGAACCGTTACCTTCGAAGACGCGCCCGCTGTCACGGATCCCCCTACCAACAACACGGTGGAAATCACCTATGAAAAGGCCGATCCGGCATCGTTTTCCTCCGTCATGGACTGCTGCTTTGCCATCCCGGGCGGCGGAGATCAGAACCTCTGCATCCTGATGGGCGGCTGTCCTGCGCAGCCCAATGCCGTATTCTGGAATGGGAACAACAGTCTCGCCATGGATCCATCCTATTTCCCCATGCTCTGCTACAACCTGGTGGGCGACACCGAGGATGCCGTTACCGGCTTCGGACGACAGTACAACACTCTTGTGGTGTTCAAGCAGCACAGCATCGGCAAGCTGACTTACAGCATCACAGAGCTGGACGGAAGAGATACCATCAGCTTTTCGTACGGGGACATCAACCCCCACATTGGCTGCGATCTTCCCAACTCCATCGCGCTGGTGGAAAACAACCTTGTCTTTGCCAATTCCGCCCGGGGCGTACATCTGCTGCGCTCCAGCAGCGCCGCTTACGAAAACAATGTGGACTGCATCAGCGGCAAGATCGCCGGAGAATTCCGCGGATTACTGCGCGATCTCCGCGGAGCCGACTCCGTTTGCGCCTTTGATGACGGGATGCGGTATTGGATTTGCGCCGACGACATTTGCTATGTCTGGGATTACAGCATATCGGACAGCCGCGACCCAAGCTGGTTCTACTTCACGGAGATCCCTGCCGTCAGCTTCTTTCAGGACGGAAGCCACCGCCTGTACCATCTGGACCGCGCGGGTCGTCTGACTGCTTTTCGGCGGGTTTTTTCCGACTATGATGGGCCAATCCGTAAGGTTTACCGCTTCCCCACCCAATTCTTCGGCAGCTATGAGCGGTTGAAGGATGTGACCGATGTGATGATCTCCGTCCGCTCTGATACGGACACAGAAGTAACGATCCGCTATGACACAGACTACGGCAGCCGTACCGATCCTACACCGGTGCTGACCTACTCATTCCGGTTTCTCCCCCGCAATCTCGACCACCGCTGCCTCTCCACCGCGCGGTATGCCTGCGTGGCGCGGAGGAGGCCATGCTGCCGCCACATCCGTCATTTCTCCATGACACTTCAAAACGACAATCCCGGAGAGGATCTGGCCATTGTATCCACGCAGGTTTTTTACCGCTATCAAGGAAAGGAACGGTAACTCGCAATGTTTACGAAATATCAGTTTTCAAAAGATTGGAGGAATCCCACGGATTTTCCCACCGTGGAAACCAACGAAGCGCAGGTGCGCGAGGATCTTCAGCTGCTTCACGAAGAAACGAAGCAGGCTCTTTGGTCGCTGATCGACGAGCTGACCTCCGGAGGTGCCGCCCACATCGGCGCAGAACAGGACGGAGCTGCGACGTCCGTACAGGCGCTGCTCTCCACGCTTTCGGAAAAAGCGCACAGCCACGGCGATATGGCGCGATTGGAACGGCTGGTGGATACCTTCTCCGGCTATTCCACAACGGACACGCTGGTGGACGATGACACAAAACTCCCCACCTCCAAGGCAGTTTGGGAACGCATTCAGCTCAGCGGAATGGCAGATATGCTTTCCTCCGTTTACGACCCATCCGGAAAGGCGCAGGACATCTATGCCTACGCCGACCGCGCGGCGGAAGCCCGCGCGCCCATGTCACACGACCATCCGGACAAAGCTCCGCTGGCGCACACCCACACGCAGGAAGACTTCATCGGTGATCCGCTGCCGTTGGAACAGGGCGGCACCGGCGCGAACGACGCTGCCACAGCCAGAACGAATCTGGGCGCCGCGGCTGTCTCCCACAATCACGCAGCATCCCAGATTACAAGCGGAAGCCTGAGCGCTGCCTGCGGCGGAACTGGACATGATTTCTCCGGCATTCCCGCCAACGCCTTGATCCGGAACTCCAGTGACAATTCCCAGCTATGGTATACCGCAACCGCCAACGGCGCTTTTTATGCCACGGCGGCCAACGGCGCGGCAAAGTTCGGAACTTTGCCGCTGGCGCAGGGTGGTACCGGCGCAACCTCTGCCTCCGCAGCCAGAACAAAGCTGGAAGTGGCTCCTGCAAAGCCCCACAGTTCCTATCCCAACAACTATTACCGCACCGTGGACAGCACTACGGAATGGATCAACCCACCCATGGTTCTCGGCACAGAATATCGCACACATGAGCGCTGGAGCGGAAAGATCGTTTACACCAAACTGATGGACTGCGGCTCCATGACGAACGGAACCACTGTCAACTACAGTTCAGAAGCAGTCAAGCCCATCCGTTTTGCAGGCTTTGAATCCGGCGGCATTGCACTGCCCATTTTCCTGGAAAACCCGGTCAACAGCACTTGGAAGTGCTGGTTGGATGTAAAAAACAAGGAAATCGTTCTGCGCTGCGGCAGCAGCTACGGATCTGTTCATGTCTATGTGCAAATTTGGTATACGAAAGGATGAGAAACGATGAAACGAATTCACTACCGATTCAATCTTCCTGCGGAAACGGATGACGGCGCATTATCAAACCAGCTTTATGAAAAATCGCTGCCGTGGAGCGAAGCTGCCCTGCAGATTGCCGCCGAGGAAGCCTTTCTCGGCGAATACACGGTGGAGGATGACGGGTTACCGGAACCGGATTATACCGATCCCGATGAAGTGCTGAACACGCTGCTGGGGGTGACGGAATGAGCCGATTGCAGAAAGCAGAGCAGTTCCGCAGAGCGATGCAGATCTATGCGGAAAGCCTTCCGGATTCCGAAGCCATGACTCTGGCTTCCCTCTTCGGCCTTTGGGCGGCCGGCACTCACTATGAAACCGGAGCCTGCATTGCACATGGATGCAATCTTGTGGGCGATCCGCAGCTGTACCGCGTGCAGCAAAGCCACACCGCCCAGGCAGACTGGGCGCCGGACAAAACGCCTTCCCTGTTTGCTCCCATAGGTTTGGGCAAGGACGGGATCCCTCTTTGGGCGCAGCCCGCAGGCGCCCACGACGCTTACTGCATTGGTGATACGGTAGAATTCGATGGCGCCGTTTACCGCTCTCTGCGGGATGGAAATATCCACTCCCCCGCCGTATATCCCGAGGGGTGGGAAGCTTTGACGACAGGAGGATAACTGATGAGCGACACGGTACTGATCGCCTTGCTTTCTCTCTTCGGCACGCTGCTGGGATCGCTCTTTGGTATTCTTGCGGCCAACCGGCTGACCAATTACCGGATTTCACAGCTGGAACAGACGGTGGGAAAGCACAACAAGGTGGTGGAACGGACTTATATTCTGGAAGGTCAGATGACGGAGTGCATTCACGACATCCGGGATCTCAAGGACCGCTTCCGCGCACATTCAAACCCTTTACAGCATAGAAAGGAAGGATAAGGAGGAACGATATGAAGAAAGCGAATCTGATCCCCTGGCTGAAAGCCGCCGGTATTCGGGCCATCCGCACCGTAGCGCAGACCTTCGCCGCCACCATCGGCAGCTCCGCGCTGATCAGCGAGGTCAACTGGGCCATGGTCTGCAGCGCTTCGCTGTTGGCCGGCCTTCTCTCGCTGGCTACCAGTGTGGCCGGTCTGCCGGAACTGAAGGAGGAATAACCGTGCTGACCGTAACGGAAGCCTACTGCACAAAGAATAAGCGCTATCTCGCCAATGAGCCGTTGGAACCAAAAGGGATCGTACTCCACTCCGTCGGCACACCGCAGCCGGACGCCCGCGTCTTTTTGAAAATCTGGAGCGAAGACCGAAGCCCGTACATGACCCACTATGTGCTGGATGATGCGCGCATTTTCCACACCATGCCCAATAACCGCCGCTGCTGGCATGTGGGCGCGCCGGGCAACAGCCTTTGGCTGGGCATCGAAATGTGCGAGCCCGACTCCATCCGCTACAAAACGGGCGATACCTTTGATGTGCTGGACAAGGACGATGCTGCCGCATTCGCAAAAGCCTGCTATCAGAATGCCGTGGAACTGATGGCCGCCCTCTGCAAAACGAACGGCTGGAATCCCGAGACGGACATTCTGACCCATGGAGAGATCACCGCAAAGAACCTCTCGAACACCACCCATGTGGATCCCGAACATCTGTGGAAAGGTTTATCCCTGCCGTACAGTCTGAACAGGCTGCGGGCGGATGTACGGGCAGCGATGGGTGTTTCGAATACCGGTTCTGCCGCGAAACAGCCTCAGATCGATCCGGCAAAAGGATTTGACCGCAACTTGGCAGGCCAATACGAAGTTACCGCTTCCCTGCTGAATGTACGGGCGGGAGCAGGGACCGACAAGCCGATTCTGACGGCAATTCCCCGCGGAACCTCCGTCCGGAACTTCGGCTATTATACAGACCGTTCTGGCCGCTGGCTCTATGTGGCCTTTTTGCAGGATGGCGACATGCGCGAAGGCTTCTGTTCCGCAGCCTATCTGAATCGAAAGTAACAAAGGAGGAACCATGGCAGAATACTTCGGCAGCAAAACCACGCTGCCAACGACAACTCTGACCAACATCACTTTGCAATCCCCGAAGGTCGAACCCATTGATCATATCTCAACGGAGGAACAGGAAACGCTTCTTTCGCAAAAGACGGAGGCGGAGCAGGAACAGCAGACTGCCATCATCGACCACGCCACGGAGCAGAGCATCACGGAGCTTCAACGGGCGGAGGAAGATGCGCAGGAACAGTTTCAGACCCAGCGCGATCAGATTGACCGGGAGGAAGCCAAAGCGCTGGATAACCAGGCGCTCTATGCCGAGGCAAGGGGTGACCGCGGCGGTATCGGGCAGGCACAGTACGGCGCTGTGCAGAATACAGCAGCGCAGAACCGTCTGGCCGTCAGCCGCGCCCAGACAAAGCTGGCCACAGATACCGCAAGACAGATCGCCGACCTGCGGGCCGAGGGCGAATTCAAGAAAGCGGATGCCCTGCTGACGCTGACCCAGCAGCACCTCTCCATGCTGATGGAACTGAAAACATGGGCAGCGGAAACCAATCTGGATGTGGATATGTTCAACGCTTCGCTTCGCCAGTGGGAGGCAGATTTCCGGCTTTCGCAGGCAGAGCTGGGTTTGCAGCAGGAAGAGCGCCTGTGGAACCGCGGTCAGGAAGAAAAGGGTCAGCTGGCCGACGCCGGGTGGGCGCTGCTGGATTCCGGCATTCTGCCCTCTGCCCTGCAGCTGCAGGCCATGGAGCTGACGGAAGATCAGGCCCGCGC